CTATGGAAAACGATGTTCAGCTTGCCAAGACTCAAGGCGACAAAGATGGGTCTTTGGCTATGCGTCGATTTCAGTTTCTTTTAATGGGTGCATCTTGACAGATGTTCTTAAAGTATTAGGTCAGGTTGCTCCGTCTGCGACAACAGCAACTACCTTGTATACGGTTCCAGACTTAACGCTAACAACAGTTAGCTCGTTGGTTGTCTGTAACAGAAGCGGATCAGGGGTTACCTATCGTGTTTCTGTTAGAGTTGCTGGCGCAGGCGCAGACAACAAACAATTTTTATTTTATGACAAAGCATTGGCTGCCAACGCTACTGATACCCATGTCATCGGCATGACGCTAAATCAAACTGATGTAGTTACAGTTTATGGCAGTGATGGTAATTTAACATTTAATTTATTTGGGGTTGAAACTAGCTAATGGGAAAGCCAAGAAAAAAACTTAAAACCCCTAAAAAAATAAAGTTTAGCACTGACGATATGCAAAAGCTAACTAGTAGAGGACTTAAAGATGGTGTTGGGCCTTTTGTAAAAGGTTTTATTGGTGGGCCTCCAGCTTTTGCGTTAGATACAATTACTGGTGTTGCTGATGGCGCTGATCAAATGGCTAGGTATTATGCTGATGCAGCAAAGGTTACTGGTAAAAATGTTGTATCTGGAGTTCGAGATATTGGCTCTCTTATTAAAGACAGAGAAAGAAGAAGACGCAATATGAAAGATGTTGGGTCTGAACTTAAAAAAATTATTGGTCGCCAGCAAGGCGGGAGAATACCTAATATGAATCAACAATACCCAATGCAGCCTATGGCTAACCAAATGGCTCAATATGGACGATATGGCGATAGCATGATGGTTCATATGAACCCTATTGAGGTTCAAGGAATAGCTGCTTTATCACCCACTGGTCAGTTGACTCGAAACCCAGTAACAGGACAGCCGGAAGCCTTCCTCCCTTTTCTTGCTCCGTTGCTAGGAAGTATGCTTGGTAAGACTGTTTTAGCTAAATCAATTCCATTTCTTGCAGGTAAAAGCGCATTGGCTGGAGCCATAGGATCTGGTCTAGCAACAACGGCTGTTACTGGAGATGTAAAGAAAGGATTGCTCTCTGGCATTACAGGATTTGGTTTAGGTAAAGCCTTAGGTGCTGCTAGTGATGCTTTAAACCCAGAGATAGCTTCTGCTAAAACGGCATTAGAGG